CAAGTACTTTTTGATTCTGCTGATTCAAATTTGAACGGCTTAGCATTGGTTGATGTGCCAGTCATCAATGCAACTACCGGTAATCCTACGGTTGATGGTAATTTATATGATCCTGCATCTGCTGCGTATCAAGCAGCGCTGCTGGCTCCGCCAACGGTTGTCGATGTGACTAATACAATCAATTACGCTACCGGCGTGTACACGATTACGTTTGGTACTGCACCAGGATCAGGGATTCCTATTAACAGCCAGACTAATAATCAAAGACTTGGTATGCCACAGGCAATGCTTTATTATGGCAATACATTTGTAATACGTCCGGTTCCTGATCAGCCATATAGAATCGACATAGAGGTATATAAACGACCAACAGCTCTTTTGGCAACGTCTCAAAGCCCTGAGCTTGAAGAGTACTGGCAATATATAGCATTTTCAGCAGCAAAAAAGATTCTTGAAGATCGTATGGACATGGATAGCGTTCAACTGCTGCTTCCTGCATTGAAAGAACAAGAACGATTGATAGGCCGTAGAACAATTGTACAATATACCAATGAACGCGTTGCTACTATTTACACTGAACAAACGTCTCCAACAACAGGCGGATTTAGTGGATGGGGCAGTGGCGGTAGTAGTCTTTAAGGAGATATCATGGCTTTTTTGCCACTTATTCCGCAATCAACTGATAAATTATCCATTTCACAAGGTAATATATTAAACAATTTTACTATCCTTGGCGCTATTGCAGGCAACGCAAGTGCTGCAAGCGCTTCTATTAATAGTACTTCTGGATTTAATTGGCTGTATTTCCCCAATCAAGGTGCTACACCGCCGGCAGGTTCTTCGTTCCCTGCTGGTGATGTGGCCCTGTACGCATTTAATAATGTGACATCAACGCGAGATGAATTATACATTAATAAAACCCTTGCTTCTGGTGTTGCACAAATACCATCAACCGCTTCGACCCTTGGTACGGCAACACCATTATTGGGAACGGATGGCTACACCTATTTGCCTTCTGGTCTTATATTAAAATGGGGTCCAGGAACAGCAAATGGATCTGCGGTGATAGCATTTGCGGGGCCTGCATTTACCGTCTGTTTAAGTGTTCAATTAACGGTACTGCAAGCAGGTGCTTTAGATACTGATTTAGCAGTACGATTGGTCGCGATTACCAATGCAAACTTTACTGCATGGGGATCACCACGAAGTACGACAGGATCGGCGGCAGTGAGTTTTTATTATTTAGCGATAGGATATTAATATGGCATTCGATCGTTTTTTAATCGCACCTATTAATTCGGGACTTACAAAAAATGCACCACCATGGTTAATACCTGATGAAGCATTTGATTATCTCCAGAATGCATATGTATTTAGGAGCAGATTAAAAAAACGATACGGATCCATAATGATGGGATTCACCCAATTTGAAACACGACTTCGTGCTTCACTTGCTGCTGGTGGCGCAGGAGTTGGTATTACGAGTGGTGCAGGAGCTGCTGCGGGTAATGTGCGTACTATTTTAGGTGACGCGTCACTACCATTAGCGGTTGGACAAGCATTTTCTATTGATGATGAAATGTACACGGTTATTTCAGCAGTTGCTGGTGTGCAAGCGATGCTAGCAACGATGGGATCCGGTACTTTTAATATTAGCAATGGTGATTTTACGATTACCGGTGGACCAGCAACGACTACTATTTTTTTCTATCCAAGCCTTCCGGTTATGGGTATTAGTCAGTATGAAATTAACGCGGTTAATAATCATCCGACCTATGCATTTGATATGCGGTATGCCTACGTATTTTCAGGTGTTTCATGGGGGCGATCTGGTACCGCGATATGGCATGGTACTAATCTGAACTATTTTTGGGTTACTAACTGGCAGGGATTAGTAGGTACAAAATATTTATTTGTTACTAATTACAATGCGACGGTGCCAACACCAGGTGCGAATGATGATCCTATTTGGTTTTTTGATGGAACAACGTGGACTGCTGCATCGGGTGCGAATGCATTTTATTTCAGACCAGCTGGTGGCGCGATTCATACTGGTCCTTATGTTAAGACAGCACGAATGATTGTTCCTTTTAAGAATCGATTAGTACTGTTAAGCACTATAGAAAATGATAATAGTGGTGGTGCGGGTGTTAATACTGCGTATACCAATCGTGCACGGTATTGTTTTTATGGTTCGCCGTTCGCCGTCAATGCATGGTATGAAAGAGCACAAGCAGATAACGTTCCTAATGTTGGTGCTGGTGGTGGTGTTGTTGATGCATCAACGGAAGAACAAATTATATCAGCGGAATTCATCAAAGATCGGCTTATTGTTTATTTTGAACGAAGTACCTGGGAATTAGTATATACCGGTAACCAAGTCGGTCCCTTTATATGGCAAAAAATTAATAATGAATTAGGATCGCAATCGACTTTCAGCTCTATCTCATTTGATAAAGATGTTTTGACGATTGGTCAAACAGGCGTTCATGCATGTAACGGATCAAATGTTGTTCGTATCGATGATAACATACCAACAACCGTATTTGAGATGGAGCTTGATAACAATGCGACACAGCGCACGGCAGGTATCCGAGATTACTATACTGAATTAGTATATTGGGCCTATGTTGATGATCTTGAACAAGCGACGCAAACATTCCCTAATCAAATATTAGTGTATAACTATAAGAATGGCACGTGGGCGATCAATGATGATTGTGCAACGACATTTGGGTATTTAGAACAATCAACTGACATGACATGGGCATCTTCAGATCCACTAGAATGGGCAGAAGCAACATTTGCCTGGAATAGTAACTCAATTCAAGGACAGCACCGTGATATTTTATTCGGTACTCCTGAGGGATTCGTATTGGTTCTTGATACTGAAATATCACGTAATGCAGCATCGATGCAAATTACTAATATTACCTTTAATGGTGATCAGTCACTGACTCTGACCATCATAAGTCATAATCTTACCGATCAACCTATTGAGTTTGATTATGATATGGATTTCATTCTCATCGAAGATGTTGACGGGGATGCTACAACAGAACTAGCACTCAATGGTAATATTTTTCAGGTATATACCGTTGTTGATGCCAATAATATTAGAATCCTAGTGCCTGGATTATTATCGGGTACGTACAATGGGTTGGGAACGGCAGCGCGTGTTTCTAATATTCAGATCAAGAGTAAGCAATGGAACCCGTATGTTAATGATGGGCAGAATGTATATCTTGCTCGTATTGATTTCGGTGTTGTTAAGACAACATCTGGTGAAATCACCGTTGATTATTATCCATCATCGTCTGAAGTATCTATGATCGATGGCGGTGTTCAAACAGGCGCTATCATGGGAAACAATATTTTAGAAACATTCCCGTATGATCCAACGATGTATCCTCTTGAGCAATTCCAGGAATTGTTATGGCACCCTATCTACTTTCAATCAAGTGGAGAGTATATTCAACTGGGTATATCATTTAGTTTAGAACAAATGATTGATCCTACTGTTTCATTACAGGAATTTGAAATACAAGGAATGGTATTACATACCCAACCAACGTCAGTGAGGTTAGAATGAAGAATAGTATATATTATGGTTATCTCCTTTTATTGTGCTGTTTTATGGATAGTAATGCATCCCAGAAATTTATTCGCTTGCGAGAAGCACATATCAAAGAAGAACAAGAATATAACAATAATATAAGAAAAAATCATGATCTTACTCCTTTCTTAGGGAAGTATAAAGATGGTACTCCTGAATGCCCTTTTGCTTTTTCTTATTCGGAAGACAAAAAAAGTATCATATTAGTTAAATTGAAGTTAAATAGTATCGTAGGAAAGAAGTAATGCCACAAGATTCTATTCAGTATGGTGCCTTTATCCAAACAACCCAAGTATGGGATATTTCTCAGTTACTCGATGTTGATGTTACTAGTCCTGCATTTAAAGAACTTCTTGTTCGGCTGTATCAGCAGGTAAATAACATTGCGAATCTGTTGAACATAAAAGATACGGGGCAATATCCGCTGACAGAATTTGTTAATGGACAGCTTCTTTTCAGTAATCCTGCACTAACATCTTCCACGGCACAAACGGCTGAAGATAGACAAATATGGCGTAAAGTAATTGATTTCGGTTCATTGCCTAATACGGGAACAAAAGCAGTGGCCCACGGCATAACGTGTACAGCCATGACTTCATTTACACGAATTTATGGATGCTCAACTGATACAGCAGGGAATTATATTCCGTTGCCATATGCTTCTCCTACTGATGCGAATGAAATAGAGTTGAAAGTTGATGGAACAAATGTCACTATTATAACGGGATCAAATAGAACTAATTTTACTATTACGTATATCATTCTTGAATATGTGCAAAGTT